AATCCATACTTTCGATCTAGGCAGAACTCTTCTGCTGCTTTAAACTTTGCCTCGTTGACGAGGTATCTACTCACTTCACGCAAATAAGTTCTCGTGCGTCGCGAACGAGGTTTGGGTGGTTTCGTCTGTGCTTTGGGTTTGACCTCTATCACGTCGTTGCCGATGGATCCATCTTTCTTTCGATACCGAATAAAGAAGTCAGGGAAGTATCGATGGAGTTTATTATCTACAGGACTCTTATAAGGAATAAAGAACTCTTCCGATGCCCACTCTAGTATGGCATCGTTGTTATCACAGTAGACCATGAATCGTCTTTCCCAGAGTGATCGATAGTAGATCTTGGTAGGATCACCACGATATTTCTTGGGGTTCTTTGGACTAAATCTTCCACTGTATGCCATAATGAGTATAAATAACTGTATCGAATCTATTTATATAGGAATAGCATGGCATCAATCAATAAAATACTAGACAAGGTCTCTACTGCTAAAGAAGCAATCAACTCTCTGAAGGGAGTCGCAGCAGCAATTAGAGGTAAGAATTACACTTCAGCAACCGATGCTCTCGGAGCACTCAGAGAAAAGGCAAAGTCTGACTTAGAAAAGCGACGCAAGTCCATCAAATCATTGTCTAAATCAGGTACACTGACTCCACGACTCGCGAAACAAACTCCGATGTCGCAAACAGATTTCCTCACCTATCCATTAGAAGAAACTCTACCCAATTATTTAATCTTCCGTGCCACCGATGTGGCTGGTAGAAACACCGATTTATTACCTGATTTAAAAATTAAATTATATATTCCAGATGGACTCTCCAATAATTCATCCGTGACTTATGAGACTGCGGATCTGGGTGCCATCGCAGCAGCAGTGACCACAGGAGCAAAGGGTGAAGATGGTTCCGATAACCTCACTGGAGTACAAGGAGAAGGATTGATTAAGAATATTGCGGAACGATTCGCAAGGCAGACAGGGGAAGCAGTCCTTGGAGACGCAGGTAAACTCGTCAACAAGGTCGCAGGGAAGGCAGCAAATCCATTACGAGAGACTTTCCTCAAAGATGTACCCTTTAGAACCTTTAATTTCGCTTGGCAATTCAAACCTAAATCCAAAGCAGAGGCACAAGAGGTGCAAAGAATCATCACTGCTTTCCGATTACGCATGTTGCCTAAGACTGCAGAGAATGATCTCTTTTTAATCTATCCCCCACAGTGGGATGTGACTTTCAGCAAAGGCATCAAAGATCGAATAGAAGGATATTTACCTGGAATGGTCTGTACGAGTATGGCTGTAGACTATGCAGGAGGTCAAAAGTTCTCTACTTTTGCTGATGGATATCCAACTGCGATTAATTTGACCATAGACTTTGCCGAAACTAAGATCCTCTCAAGAAATAACTATGAAGAATATGTTGGAGTGGATCCAAAAAGCATAGGCAATCACATTAATGATCTAATATAAGGCAAGAAACACCATGGCAAATAAATATTTCGCAAACTTCCCTGATATTCAATATGAGTTCGCAGATGGTAACTTTACCACCATCAAAGATTTCTTTCGTAAAGCAAAGATTGAGACGAATAAAATTGATTCTATTATTCAATACACGGTCTATGAGATACAAGAGGGAGATCGTCCCGATGTGGTCGCGAGTCGACTGTATGGGGATGGAGATTTATATTGGACATTCTTTTTAGTCAATGACTTCTTAGGATCCGTGAATGACTGGTATCGAGATACATCCATTTTTGATGCATTTATGACCACAAAGTATCCTGGATTCGTGCTGAATGCGACGAATACAACCGATATTGTGTCTGCAACTTCTAAGTTTGCAGTCGGTGAGGGTATTACCTCATCCAATGGAGCAAAAGGCACGATTTGTGAAGTCAATGCCACTCTGAAACGCATTGTTGTCATCTATGATGATCTAAATAGATGTGTCGCTGGCAATACCATCACAGGCAATACTTCTGGAAAGTCATTTACCTTGCAATCCACCTCTGAGCATCGCGATGCAGTACATCACTATGCGGAGACTTCTGGTGCACTCTCTAACACGGATAACGCAACCAACACTCCAGTCTCAAACATTGAGTATGAACGCGAAGAGAATGAGATGAAAAGACAAATTAAAGTGATCGAACCTCGTTTCGTACGACAGGTTGTCAGAGAATTTGAATCAATTATATCAATATAGGAAAATATATTATGCCCATGAAATTTAAAAAGAGTGATATCGTTCGACAAAAAGACGGATCATTTAAAACAACTCATTATTATATGAAACAAGAAACCACTGAGATGTTGTTAAAGTATATTAATGGCGAAGAACGATGCAAACCCAAGCAACGCAGAAAATGCATCGTAGAACTGGATCGACGCAACATTGCATATGTCTGGTCTCCAGTACAAATCACTCCCGAATCCCTTAGTTTATAAATGAGCACACAACGAGGGCAGTTCCAAGTACATTGCATCACTCTGGCGAATCCAGAGGGTGAGACGGTGGACATTGCTTCTCAAGTGGGTCAGATCGATCTCTATGAAAATATATTCGAGACCTTTATCACTGGAACTCTGAGAGTCTTTGATGGTCTGAATATATTAGAACGATTTCGACTCTTTGGACAGGAATATATTCATTTAAATATATCTCAGTACGAAGGCACTGGCGAAGAAGCAGCCAAGACTTTTACCATTGATAAGAACCTGCGTATCTATAAGATCACACAGGTAGAGAAGGTCTCAAGCACTCTGTATACTTATCTGATTCATTTAGTCGATCCTCGTATGTTCTTTACACGCAAGGCAAGGATCTCTACCACTTACAGAGGTTCTATCTCTGACATCATTGCCAATCTATGTATTGACAAGGCACATATATCCAAAGAAGAGTTTGATTTATTCGAAGAGAGTAAACCTGACAATCTACAGGTCGTGGTGCCTAATTTAACAGTACATGAAACAGTCTCAAAACTCACTTCCGAGGCATTGACCATGGACAGTGGGGCATCTTGGGCGAATCCTTTCTTCTTTTATCAGACAGTCAATGGTGGATTTCGTTTCTGTTCTATCGACACCATGATGCAACAGGAATATCCGATTGAGTTTACTTATAATATCGCAAGACAGAATAAAATAGAGGAAAGCACTCTAGAAAATAAAGAGTCAGGTAAGAACTCACAGATATTAGCAGTCACTACACCGAAGCGATTTGATGTCGCTGAGGGTATGGCGACAGGTGCATATGCAGGTCGAAAGAACTCTTATGACCAGATCACACAAATATCCAGCGAGGTCATCTTTGACTTGAGCGAAGTATATGCTCGCAATCCCAAAGGTCATCACAGTGGATATGTACAACTCAGAGTCGATGATGAATTTGAAAAGATCATTGAGGGAGGAGAGGTCGTGGATGAGGATACTCCACCTGATTATAGAGAAGTGGATTTTGATACCAATTTGCATAAATCTTTTGATGCCTATTTTAAAAATTCTATCGACATGAATCATAAATTTGGTGTCAATGCAGACTATGCATCCTCAGATACTTTCCGAGACATTGACTTTAATCATGGGTCTTCAGAATCTTTTGAACGCAATGCTCTAGAAAAAATGCTACATCAGAACATGACTCGGATATCCATTCCAGGCAGGACAGATATTCAATGTGGTTTAATGCTACATGCAGAGATTCCACTGACTCAAGTGGATGATAATAAAATAGAGAATCCCTTTGACGACAGCAAGTTTCTCATTACAGGGATTAAATATGAATTTAAAGTTGCTAGCAAGGAGTCTTTCTGTCATCTAGAATGTGTGAAAGAATCTATTGCAGCAAAAATTGAAGACGCAGAGATCGCAGTGTCGGATGCGTATAGATCTGATTAAGGAGGCACGATGGAATTTTATTATGGCATGGTCGAAGACCGCAACGATCCTCTCAAAGTAGGGAGAGTGCGTGTGCGTGTGCATGGAGTACACACTCATGATAAGCAACAAATAGCAACTCCCGACTTACCTTGGAGTCAGGTCATGATGCCGAACACCGAAGCATCCCTCAGTGGATTAGGACATACAGTCCATGGGTTGGTAGAAGGTTCAACAGTGATCGGATGTTTTATTGATGATCTCCGACAGAACTTTATTGTGTTAGGTTCTACATTGGGTATTCCCTCCTCAGGATCGCGAGCAGATATTAAAGGGCAACTGATTACTCCAAGTGTAGAGGATGGATTTAATGATCCACGTCGACTCACAGCAGCAGATTATGTCGACACTCCAGATGGAGTGGCTCCAGTACAAGATCCTACAAGATCTTGGGGATTATCCCAATCCTTAGAGGATGCACCGAAA